TCTGCCGGCGCGGATCGATATCTGTCAGACTGGCCATATTCCAGAGCATGGTGGTATCGAGCGTCTGCTCGGTATTTATCGCCGTTTCCCGCAGAGCGGCGGATACCGCGATGACATTATTTGTTGCCATATAATTTCGCATAATTTATTTAACCTCCGTTTTTTTAGTGAAACGTGAAACGTGAAAAGAAAATTCACCCTTCACTGTTCACCTTTCACTTTTTTTGCATTTGTGGTTTGTGTCGTCGCTCCTGTGGCTGGCGCATCGGATGCCGCATCCAGAACCACTTCAAATTTGGCGGCTTCCTGTGGCGGAATTTTGTTATAGGCGATTCCGCTTTTGAAACTACGACCGGCCATCTCCCCGTCGATAACGGTAAATCCCTGAACTCCTGTTTTCAATTGATATTGTGCCATTATTTTTTAACCCCCTATCTTTCGTTTCCCGGATTCCCCGGTCAACCGGCATACGCCGGTCTGCCAGCCGGGGAATGACAGTTGTTTTTTTATATTTCACTATTCACTCTTCACGTTTCACGCCTTTATTCCGTCGCTACCAGCACATTTTCCATGCTGTAGGTCAGGCCGTACGCAAGGATGCTTCCCTGCGCCATGAGGAGATCTTCCTGCTTCGGACGCAAAAAACCATACGCTCCTGTTTGATGCCCGGTTAATTTTTCCCGGACGGATTCAATGATGGTGTACGCGGCAACAGACGCTCCCTCCCGGCTCTTCTGGTTCTGAACAATTAAAATGAGCAGATAGTCCAGCGATGATATTGTTGGTTCGCCGACCTGATCGAACGGCTCAAACTTCGCGCCTTGATAAACCACATGCAGGGACGGCATCTTCTGCGGCATTTTCAGCAGAGACTCGACATCGCCCTGCCAGACCTCCACAGTTTTTACCTCTTCAATGGCGCTCAGTTGTGTGATTATGTCGTCTTGTATCGTTTTCAGCATCTAGAATCCCTTCATCTTATCCAAACTAAATATACGCTCACGTCCCGCGCTGCTTACTGTCACCGCATCGTTGGCTGTTGACGGAGCGGGCGTTGTCGCTCCGAGCTGCGAAATCTTTCCTTCGGACACTTTTTCTAAAAAGCGGATTGCCGCGTCTTTGCGTTCCTTGCGTATGTCCGGCATGGCCAGGTCGCTCCGGGAATAGAGATTGTAAACCGCGATATCCACCGATAACTCGGAAATTTTATCCGGTACCGGGTCAAACGGAGCGGGATTCCGGCAATAGGCGTCGATGGTGGAATCGGCCTGCGCGATGGCCTTATTGACATTCTCAGTTATTACCGCGCCGATATTATCGTCGTCGGTCAGCTGGATAAGCACCGCTTCCGTGATCGCCTTCTTGATGTCTGCTAATGTGCAATATGCCATTGTCGCTTCGCTCCTATATAATCTTCATCAAATTCTTCACGGCGTAAACATATTCTTCCGTGGCTTTCTTGCTGGTCGCGCCGTAGGTAATTTCCACGGTTACCCGTTTTTTTTCCTGTTCCCGGTCGCTGGCCATAATTGCGTTTTGTGCGGCAGTAATCGTCAGATCATGCGTATCCGCCGATGGCGTAAACGATGTCCAGGCCAGGATCTGTGTCCCTAAGTCAACATCGTCAATCCGGTACTGTGCCGCGGACGGAATAACGCCGATGCTGTTTTCGTCCTTGAACGATAACCTTAAAATCAAGGTCGTATTTTCGTTGATAATTTCCATTTTTATCTTTCACCCTCCCCGCGCCCCTCCCGTCATAACCTGAAGGTCACAAGAGGGAGGGGAGATCAGAGATTATCCCCTTGTCTCTCCTCCCCCTTGAGGGGGAGGATTAAGGCGGGGTGATCAGCTAAACGTAATAGCCAGATCGACTGTCCATATCTGGCCGCTGGTTTTTGTTCCCTGGTCGGAAACCTTGCGGTTCAGATTCTTACCGGCGTCAGTGGCGGCGTTGATTACCGTAAATTCCGCCCAGGCATAGTTCGCCACCTCCGCTGCAAATACAGACCTGAACGTAACCGTCTGGCCGGATCGGGAAGGATAAGTCGCGGCCATCGCCGCGTATGCTTTATTCGTTACTGCTTGCAGGCCTGTTTGTGTCGCATCGGCTGCCGTGGTGCTGTCGCCGACGCCGATATAAGCGTTGGCGTTGGAAAATGCCGTGCCGCCTATGCCGCACAGCAAATCTATGTGTTCACCGATGCCTTCGTTAAGCATCAGGTTCCCGTCAATTTCGGCAACATCGTAAGGTTTGCCGTCTTGATAGGCTTTTTTGTCCGCGTATTTGCGGATGGTCCATAGGGTTTTGTGACCGGCTTGATCTACTATCTGTTTCATAAAATCCTCCTTATATTTTTGTAAAAATGATGGCCCCTTTTTTAGGCGTAAAATTTATTTGTCCGTGCCTGGGCGTAAAATTTATTTGTCCGTGCCTGGGCGTAAATGTAATGTCTGCCCGTTTCGACTCCTGCATGTATCTAATAACGACATCCATGCCGATAGCGCTATCGGCCAGCGATATCAGGGCGCCGATAAAATTAATGGCGTCCAGGCCCATGCCGGAATCAGGTAGGGCAAGAGACACATTAATTGCCGGGACATTATCCTCGCCCGAACCACTATCAATGACGGAGATTAGCGCGGAAACAAGGCTGATAATATCCACGCCTGAACCGGAATCGGGTACGGCAAGAGACACATTAATTACCGGAAAGCCGTCTGCACCTTCGCCGATATCGATAATAGAAAGCCAGGCTTTCAATTGAGCGATGGTATCGCTGCCCGCGCCGGTGTCGGTAAGCGAAAGCAACGCCTTAATCTGTGCGGCGTCCGCGCCAGACCCCGTGTCCACAATGGAAAGCAGAGCCTTCAGTTGGGTAAGGGCGTCGCTGCCTGTGCCGGTATCCAGCACAGTAATAAGCCGTTGAATGAGATTGACGACATCGCTGCCTGAGCCGGTGTCGGTAAGCGAAAGCAGAGCCTTAATCTGTGCGGCGTCCGCGCCAGATCCCGTGTCCACAATGGAAAGCAACGCCTTCAGCTGCGCGATGGTATCCGCGCCTGTGCCGGTATCCAGCACAGTAATAAGCTGTTGAATGAGATTGACAACATCGCTGCCCGCGCCAGTGTCGGTAAGCGAAAGCAACGCCTTAATCTGTGCGGCGTCCGCGCCTTCACCAGCATCAGTAACGATCAGCGAGGCTAAAAGCTGTGACAGGACATCTGCGCCTGCGCCGGTATCCAGCACAGTAATAAGCCGTTGAAA